TCTGTCGGTGCGCTGAAAGCAATGGGCGCAATAAACCTCGGACTGCAGGAAAATGAGCTCAAGCCGCTGGTAGATATGTGGCGTAATTCCAATCCCCGTATCACAAAGCTGTGGTGGGATATCGATAAGGCGGCAAAGGATTGTATCAAGGAACGCAAGCCTGCGGAAGCACATGGTATCCGTTTCAGCTATCAAAGCGGGATGATGTTCGTTCGGCTCCCCTCCGGCAGAAACCTTGTGTACGTCAAGCCACGCATCGGAGAAAACCAATTCGGTGGTGAAAGCATCACCTACTATGGCGTCGGCGAGCAGAAAAAGTGGACACGGCTCGAAACATACGGACCCAAGCTCGTGGAAAACATCGTGCAGGCAACGGCTCGGGATATTCTCGCCGAAGCGATGCTCCGCCTGAACCGGCACGGCTATAACATTGTGATGCATATACACGATGAAGCGGTGATTGAGGCACCGGAGAGCACTTCGCTCGAACGCATCTGTTCCGTCATGGCGGAGTGCCCTGCTTGGGCACGGGGACTGCTGCTGAGAGCGGACGGTTATGTCTGCGATTTTTATAAGAAGGATTAAGGTGAAAAGAAATATATGAGTGTAAACAAATACAACAGCGAGGGCTATGTCGACCCGACAGCATACGAAGCCCTTACCATCATAGAAAAAGAGGTCAGGGCGAAAAAGGCGTATCGCCCGGTGGTGTATGTCTGCTCGCCGCTGACCGGTGACGTAGAGCGGAACACCGCAAACGCCAAAAGATACTGCCGTTTTGCGGTCGAAAAGGGATGCATCCCTATAGCACCCCATCTGTATTTCCCGCAGTTTATGGACGACAACATTATATCCGAACGCAATCTCGCATTGTATATGGACATTATCCTGCTGTCAAAGTGCGCAGAGCTGTGGGTGTTCGGAGATTATATCTCCAAAGGAATGTCAATTGAGATTGCCAAGGCGAAAAAGAAAAATCAGCCGATAAGATACTTCACTGTCGGCTGTGAGGAGGTCAGGAAATGAGCATTTTGAAAGCAATTAACACAGAGTATAAAGGTTATCGCTTCCGTTCCAGATTAGAGGCTCGGTGGGCGGTGTTTTTCGATGCCTGCGGCGTTGAATGGGAATACGAGCCTGAAGGTTATGATCTTGGTGACGGAATATATTACCTGCCGGACTTTCTGCTTCATGATGTTGCCGGAAGAGCAGGCGGTGATTTGTATGTCGAGGTTAAGGGCAATATGAGTGATGCTGATGCCGAAAAAATCAATCGGTTTATTTCAATCGGAGCAGCCGAGGCAAAAGACTATGGCAAAATTCAAACTGCTATTCTCGTAGTAGGAAAAATTCCCGAAGGAAACAGCATTGACGATATTATTTCTTTTATCTGCACCGAGGCATATCAAAACCGCAAAGAGCCGTACTACTACAATTTTTCAAGCATTGATCTTGATTATTTTGCCGCACACCCCGGCATTAACAGAGATGGAAAATTCGAGCTGTTTGGGGACGACTCTAATTATCTTTGTGATATGGATGAGTCGGCAACAGAAGCCGCCTATCGAAAAGCTCGTCAAGCTCGTTTTGAGCACGGCGAAACACCTGATTTCAGGAGGTATTGATGATGAGAGACTTATCAATAGCCTACGGCAACAGCAGGCAGGCCAAGAAATGGATCAACAAAACTATTAGCTTCAATGATCTGAAAGAGCGTCTGAAAACTACCATTCGAACCACAGAGTCGGCGGAGGAATACGCCAGAATGAACAAGGCGCAGAGAGACGCCGCCAAAGACCACGGCGGATTTGTCGGAGGTGTGCTGAAGGGCGGTCGGCGCAAGGTTGATTCCGTTGAGCTGCGTTCCATGATTGCTCTGGACGGAGATCATATCGACAGAGATTTTCTTGACCGCTTCAAGGAGATTGCGCCCTTCACCTCCGTCATATATTCGACTCATAGCAGCACCGAGGATAATCCCCGCGTCAGAATCATCTTTCCTATGACAAGGGATATTTCCCCCGAAGAGTTTGTGGCAGTTTCCCGCTACACTGCTCAAACGCTCGGGATCGATTATTTTGACGAATGCTCCTATCAGCCGAATCAGCTGATGTATTGGCCGTCAACACCGGCAAACGGTCAGTATGTGTACATGGAAGTGGACAAGGAGTGGCTTGACCCGGATACCATTCTTACTGCTCACCCTGAATGGACGGACCCGACAAGGCTCCCGACCTCCTCGCGTGAGAGCCGGGCGAACACCCTCGCACAACAAAAAGTTCAGGATCCTCTTTTGAAGGACGGCGTTGTTGGTTTGTTCAATCGAGCTTTCTATCCGATCACAAGGGTCTTGGAGGAATTCTTATCTGACGTTTACGAGCCTACCGCCAACGAAAACCGCTGGCACCTTATTGCGTCAAAAAGCATCGCCGGTGTCGAGGTAATTGACGATAAATTCGTTTACAGCCACCACGCCAAAGACCCGGCGTATATGCAGCTCTGCAACGCTTTTGATATTGTCCGTATCCACAAGTTCGGTTCAGTCGACAACAAGGCGTCCTTCAAAGATATGTGTGAGTTTGCCATGCAGCAGGATGAGGTCAAAATACTCGCCACCAACGAACGACTTGCGGATGCACAGACAGATTTCAACGCTGAAAACGAAGATTGGAAAACAAAGCTGGTGTACCATGCCAAGAGCGGTCTGCTTGAAAACAGCGTGTATAATCTCAACCTCATCCTTGCCAATGATCCAGATTTTCAGGGCTTTGCCTTTAACGAAATGGCAAATCGTATTCAGATTACAGGTGATTTGCCATGGGACAGACCAAAGGGAAATATGTTCTGGCGTGAAGCGGATACAGCGCAGCTCAAGTCCGTTATTGACATACGCTATCTGCCGTTCTCCAGCCGCAATCATGATGTGGCTTTTACAAAGACGGCTGATGACAGGCATTTTCATCCTGTTCGGGATTACCTTGACGCTCTGCCTCCGTGGGACGGCGTCAAGCGCGTAGAAGATTTGTTTATACGCTACCTGAAAGCGGATGATACGGAATACGTCCGCGCCGTCACGCGAAAAACCTTTGCTGCAGCTGTAGCGCGCATCTATGTTCCCGGTATCAAATTTGACTGCGTCCCCGTGCTTGACGGTGATCAGGGTATCGGCAAGTCAACTATTGTTAAAGATCTTGTAACATCCGAGTATTACTCTGAAACATTATCTCTGACTGATATGGATGACAAGTCCGGTGCTGAAAAGCTTCAGGGCTTCTGGGTGGTTGAGATTGGTGAGCTTGCAGGCATGAAAAAAGCGGATATTGAGAAAGTGAAAGCTTTCCTCTCAACCTCTGACGATAAATACCGTCCGAGCTACGGAAGGGTCGTCGAAAGTCATCTCCGTCAGTGCATTATCATTGCGACCGTTAACGGTGAGCGCGGCTACCTTCGTGATATCACCGGCAACAGACGCTTCTGGATCATTAAGGTTCATCAGAAAAAGCAGAAAAAGTCTTGGAACTTCGACGAAGCCTTCCGTGCACAATTCTGGGCGGAAGCAAAAGAAATCTGGCAGTCCGGTGAGAAGCTTTACTTGGAGGGTGATGTGTTAGATGAAGCCGAAAAAGCACAGCGAGGTGCCATGGAAGCCGATGAGCGCGTCGGAATGATTGAAGAATATTTGAATACACCTCTGCCTGACGACTGGGATGATTTGGATATCTTTTCCCGCAAAAACTTCCTTAACGGCACAGAGTTCGGCGTCCCCGACCACCACGGGAAAAATATCCGCACTGAGGTCAGCAACGCGGAAATATGGTGTGAGTGTTTCGGCAAAAACCTGCAGGAGTTGAAACCGCAGGATAGTTACGCTATCGCCGCAATGATGGCGCAGGTTCCCGGCTGGGAGCGAACAACTCAAATCAGGCGGCAGCCTCTATATGGCAGGCAGCGTTTGTACCGTAAAACATTGTAAGCAGACACACACAACACAACTGTTTTCCTTATATTTGATTGAGAGTTTTGAAAGAGAAAAGGAAATCCTGTGAGCACACACGCGCGAATAAATATAAGGGAACAGTTGTGAATTTGTGATTCTTGTGTCAGATTGGAGAAAAATGTCAGAGAAATCTACAGAGCAAAAACTTGTAAAAGCCGTAAAATCCAGAGGCGGTATTGCACCGAAATTTTTCAGTCCGGGTTTTGACGGAGTGCCTGACCGCATCGTGCTTCTTCCCCGAGGCAGGATCGCTTTTGTAGAGCTGAAAGCCAAAGGACGCAAAATGCGCCCGTTGCAGGTAAGGCGAAAAAGGCAGTTGGAATCACTCGGGTTTTCGGTATACTGCATTGACAGCACGGAGCAGATTGGAGGGATACTCGATGAAATACAATCCTCATAACTATCAGACATACGCGACCGGCTTCATTCTCAGCCATCCCGTTTCCGCTGTATTTCTTG